CTGCTTTACAGCATCCGTCCAGAGGGCTATCGGCATCAACGACTGCCTTTTCCATGCCATCTTTGACGTAATACTTACCCATCTTTTTTAACTCTCTCCTTAACAAATAAAGTAATATCTCTTCTCACCCTCTTAATTATATCCGTTACATGATTTGTTTCCATACTATAATCATTCGCTATTTCCTTAGATGTTTTAGATTTTGACCCGCCCAATCCGTAGTATTGCTTAAAAACTTCAGAGTCTTCATTTGATACTACATCTGAGTCATCTAAAATCTCTATTAAATAACCTAGACAGAAGTGGTCTGGTACTCTCTGCGTCATTTCTTGCCTCTCTGTTACAGAACTACTAAACATACCAGTCCTGTTATACATATTAGATTTCATATTCTTAATAGTTTTAACTTTTCTATTTAGTTTCTTTGCAATGTACTCAGGATCATTTGATTCTGAAGACACACCATCTATTTCTTTCATTAATTTTGAGGCATATGAACTAACACTATATGGGTGCTTCATTTTGTAATTTGATTTATGAGTTGCACTTATTAAAGAGTTAGTTATAGCCCACCAAGCAAGCGTAGTTATGCTAGACTTGTAAGGATTGAACACATCCACCGATTTTATCAATGCTAAGTTACCCTCTTGAACTAGGTCTTCAAAGTCTATGTGTTTGTTGTTAGAAGAAAATTGTTCCGCTAATTTTATTACCATAGGCAAGCAACACGAGACTAGAGTGTCTCTTGCTTGACTATCCCCAGACTTCATTTTCTCATACAATTCTATTTGTTGCTCTCGACTCAGTTTCTTATATACTCTACGCACTTGATCTTTGTAATCCATAATACTTTTCCTTTATAATTAAGTTTAGCCCTTAGTTGGGTAGACAATAAATAGGTCTGGCTCAACAGAGTTGCTCTCTGGTTTGCAGATTCCTATATCTCTAATGTTTATGTGAATGAAGTAACTCGTTATTGTTACAACGTCTGTTTGATTCTTCTTGCAGAATCTCTTATGGTAGAAGTTAACCCTACCATATTGAGTGCCTCCTTTGACCCAACCTTTATAAACAATAAATTTATATTTTCCTTCATATCCTTTAGGTTTGCCAAATTTAGTAAGTATATTTGCTACTACATATCTCTCTAATGAGGGAGTATTTTGTATCAATTCCGTGATGCTTGGCTTCTTTTGCTTACCCTTATGAGATGAGCTTTTCATAGTTGCCTCCATATAATACCTCACTTTCTACACTATTTTATACACTGTTCTTGTTTGATACTACCACTATACAATACATTATCGTCCTTTGCAAGCCCAAACTCCACAAAAAAGGGGAAAAAGCCTGAACTTTCTCCCCATATCCTTTTGATAATCCACTTATTTCGCAGTTAGGAAGGATAAAACCTACTGGATAAAGGCATAAGTGAAGCCCTATTCTGTCGCAACCATTCCTGTAATCCGTGAAGTTGGCTCAGTATTGTTGGTGTCCAACTCTTGGCTAACATATGAATAGAGACAGAGTGTTACTCCGATGAAGAAACCTAACGAAAAGTCCTTCCAATCAATCTTAAGATTTTTAACCATTAAAATAATCCTTTCAGAGCCGATCCGATTCCTCCGAAACTAAATCCACCCTTAAAAACAACAAAGTAAATGACTAATCCTAAAGCCATAATAATAGCGAGCCATTTTCTCTTGGCCGCAACAGCATATGATTTTTCTTCTAGTGCTTCAATTTTATCGAGCTTGTAGTCTCTCCTATCATCAACCTTCTGCTCTCTGGCATCGACCTTTTCCTGCTTGGCTTTTTTTCTTTCAGCCCACTTGGAAGTAGTGTCATTCCATTTTTCTTTTGCTTTATCAAATAGCCCCATTCTCTTGAGCCTCCTTAATTAAATTACTTGAGGATTGAGTCTTCTCTCCTCCTACATTGTATGACAATTCTATATCAAAACGATTACAAGTTTCTTCTTCTGCTATTCCACCTTCTTTTCTATCTCCTCCATTGGCAAATATCATGCCATTAAAATCATAATGATCTCTGAATAGATAGTAAATATTTAATAATGAATTTGATACAGTTCCGTCCTCATCGGTAGAGATGTAGGTGTAGTTGACTCCTTTTATATTAGATACAATTCTAGCTCTTTCCTCCTCGTCCATAAATGGGATAGAGCCTTTCACCTTTACCTGATCGTCGTTATTTACAATAACAACTAAAAAGTCTCCTAACTTCTTTGCCGCTTCGATATAGTCTAAATGACCAGAGTGTATAGGATTAAAATAACCACTAATTACAACTATTTTACCAGACATTTTATTCTTCCGTTAAATTTTTACAATGGATTTGAAATGCCTCTTCAGCATCTTCTTTGTTATCCCAATATCCTTGTTTCATGTTAGCTTCATCCCAAAAGAAATAAGCACACATTCTTTCATCCCACTCTATCATTCCATAACCTCCTAGCTTCTACCCAATCTTCTGCTGACCCTGAAGATGCTCCACAAGCATCACACTCATACCAATACAGACCTATACTTTCCATTGCCTCTGCCTGTGGATGGCCTCCGCAAAATGGACAGGGCAACATTGTATCTTCTGTGTATTCTACAACTTCAATGTTGTGCTTACCACACTTTATGCACCATATCGGCTTATTGTCTACATTTACAATTCTACCGCAACACTTAATCAAATACTTCATAAAGCATACATTTCATCCAAATAAATTGGTGTTAATTCTCCTACATAGGCATTAAAGGTATTATATTCCAACCATTCTAATGCTTCGTCATAATCTACTGCTAATTCTTTCATGCAAACTTCTATCATTTTCGGAATAGAATATACCACCCTTCCTGTATCGTTGCCACTAGCAACGCCAATAATACAATTATTATAACCATTGGCAAGCAAAGAATCAGGGTGATTATGTCTGATATAGTCCAAGAGTGATTCTTTTGGCTCGCTGGTGTCTTTGCTTTCCATGTTAATCTCCTTTTCATGGGTGAAACCCATTTTTCCATTGGTTCCTCTCATAGTCCCAATATTTTTCATATCTACGAACTATTTCTTTTGTTTTATTATCTATTTTTTTTAAGTGTTCTTTGAACTCTTCAAGCTCTTTTTCATCTGTCTTGTTAGCTTTGAACTTTTTCTTTTTTTGTGGCACGTTTCTTATAAACCTTCTGCTCTTCTCGGTACAATAAATAAAATCCTATTCCAGCAACTGATAATTCAATAGCCCAAGCTGTTAGTCCTGCGTAAAGTGGTTCCATGATACCTTTCTATTATTTATTATATAGTATTTCTCGGAATATGTCAATAAAAAAATCAATTAATACATGATGAAATAGTATTAAAAATAAAATAGTAACAACAAAAAAGAATCCAGACCAATCTACTAATTCATCTCTATGATTCCTTGTTTCACCGAATCTGTCCAACCCCCTTCTTTGAGGGTCAGACTTCGGCGGTTCATATGGGTTACGGTTCATCTCTATCGAGCTTTGCCCTACAAGGATCAGCTAAACCTGAGTCTAACCTGTCTTTGTATGTTACATACTTACCTCTATCGTCTTCACAAACGACTGTCCCATCTTCTCTATCTTCTACTACCATTTCGGCATGTGAGCCAAACCAACTTTTTGTAGTAATAGTATTTCCTGTAACATGTCTTGTTCCTCTTCTAGCCATTTGCTATTCTCCTTCTCAACTTTCCTTATTTCTCTGTTATATCTTCTGGTGTCTCGTCTAGTAATTCTATCTAACTTAAATAACGGCAACATAGTAAGTGTCAGTATTACCCAAGCCATAGTCTACTCCCTGTAAAATCTTCCTGAGTTATAATGAAACTCAAGTCGTGGTTTCTTGAAGTAGTAGGTTTTCTTCTTTGGCTTGTAAAAGTCTGCCCTAAATGGAGCAGTTACAATTTCACCAAGACCAAAAGCAGTTGTTTCGATACCTTCGATAACCTTAGCTCCAGTGTCTATTACAAAACTACCAGCACTCTTGATATACTCATCTACAGGAACTAGCCTGAACTGTTCAGCCGCATCCGCTGTAGATAATGGCATCGCTGCCATAGTTAAAATTAGTAAAAACTTTTTCATATTTAACTTCCTTATTAAATTAGTAGAAAAACTAGTCCTAGTAGAAGTATCATTCCTGTTACAACTACTCCTGAAATTATAAGAGAGTCCCTTCTCTTACTTTTTTCTCTTTCTTTTATCCTGTCCTGAATTTCAGATGGAGTAGCCCAATATCCTCTGGTCTTTCCGTCATTCTGAATTTCTTTCCAGTCCATTTTAATCTTCTATCTTTTTAACTTCCAGACCAAACTCACTGTATGTTTTGGAAGCTGACTCAACAACTTCTTCTTCAATGGGAGCAAAGCCAATAGGGTCATGTTTTTTGATTACGTCTAATGATATTCCTTCATCATTCATTTTTACGGAAACAGTAATCTTTCCAATGTCTACGCTTAAATATTTATCTTCCATATTATATTATACCCTACCTTCCTGTTGATAAAGTTCATTAAGTTTAGTTTCTAACTTTTCTTTAATGAGATTAATTTCTGATTCAAGCTCAAGTCCTGAGTACATGAGTTCCTCAAGATCATATCTGTCATAGTTAGCTACAAACACAGACATTCCTCTATTAATAATTTCTAATTGATAATCCTTTAGTTCCATAACATATCTCCTATCCAGTGTAAAAAGTAAATTAAAAAGTATCCTAAGATGTATCCTCCGATGTACCATAGTATAACATACAATGTCATGTCTGTCAAGGATTTAATATCTTCTTTGAGCATTTTATTTCTCATAGTCTTTCTGAGTTATAGTATATATTGCGAACATCGTACCGAATATAAAGCCACCAATTCCCGCAGCCCAAGCTAAACTATAAATTCCCACTTCTATGAACCTTTCCATTATTTTTTATTAAGTATTTTATTTGCTACATATGTTATCGGATAAGCACATGTGCAAACTACAGTTAAAATCTGAGAAATACTAAATAAACATTGTCCGCAAGCTATCATGCCATTGATCCTATTAATATTACTGCCACAAATACGCAAACCCAAAACCAGTCTGTATCAGTTATTTTCTTTGACTTATTAATTGTTTTCATCTCCATACAGATTGTCAATGTCACCGGCGTAACCATCGCATAAGAATTTTGCTCTAGCTTCACCATTCTTCAGCACTTGTTCAGGGCAATCGCCACCGCAATATTTACAATCATTCATCAATCGGCTCCAGTAATTGTTGCATTTCTTGTGAATATGTACTGCCTTCTTTTAGAATGTGATCTCTTTTTAATATATAAAGAGCGTTTTGTAAGTCCTGTTCTAGCTCTAAGGCTTCTGATAAACTGTATACATTGTTCTCTACAGTAAGCTCTACAGTCTCATCAACCAACTGAATGAGTACATACTTACCAATATAAATATCAGTTATAATACTCTCGTTATAGTGAAGACCATCATTACCATTCTGCCCGATTACATTCATACGCTCGTCATTCTCTTTGTAGTGATCTTTACTCATCCTTGCTTCTCCACATCATAATCTTCAATAGCGTATTCCCATTCTTCTGGTAGTCCTCTGACATCTACACACATGCCACCTTCAATGACAACTGTGATCTCATGCACCCTGTCTACCACTATCTCATGCTTATCTACACAGATAGTTCTATTCCTATATTCGCTCATCTTTAATTTCCTTTACTTCAATACCAAGCTCGTTGTAAGTCTTATAGGTACTTGCTATGCGTTTATCTAAACTCCAAGCCGCAGCAAGGACTCCTAGTTCATCCAGTTGAAGTTCAACAGTAGCACCGGACTCAGGGCTTATATCATATGGTTCTAAGTGTAGGTATAAAGTTTTATTCATTTGTCCACTCCCATTCTTCTGCGTGCCAGTCAAATGTATCTTTGCAATTAAACATAAGCTCTACTAAGTCTTCATAAACATATTGTTTAAGCTCCTTCAGACTCATAGACTCAACCTGCATGTCTGCTAATTTTTCACAGGCTTCTCTGTGTGTCAACTGTTTCTTATCTACTTCAGCATAGTGAAGGCCATCGTTTCCATTCTGTCCAATTACATTCATGCGTTCATCATTCTCTTCGTAGTGATCTTTACTCATCTTCAATCTCCCTCATTGTCCAATCATAAGAGTTTCTAACTTCAATAGAGTGTACAGCTTCTTTCTCTGCTTCCTTTTCCGTTCTATTTTCTATTAAAAATGTTTCAGTTATATTATCATTTTCATCATAAGTAGTTATTTTCCAATTACTCATCTTCAATCTCCTATTAGTGTTAGAAAAAAACTGGCTTATCCGACTTACGCAATCGCCTGTCGTGGCTAGGCCGATACTAGGCTGACATATTATGTTGCTCGGTTACGGCTTTGGGTCACACCGTCACTTGTAACCTCGCCAGTTGATTTGATTATACAATAGTTATCGTCATTTGTCAAGAGCAAACTTTAACTTTTTTCCTGATAATCTAAAACTCCGTAAGTTTCGTCACCATCATATACTGTATAGTCTAGTGACTGGTCTTCAATTAATTCCTCAAGATAATCCCATACATCACAGTTCAATACCTTGCGGCCATTACTCGCATCAAATTCTAATTCAATTACTACTTTAGCCATTTAATGACTCCTTCCATGCTTGGTGTTTAGCAAAGCACGCTGCTTCACGTTTCTCGTACTGCATTGCATTTGCAAGAACGATAGCCAATCTTTCAATAATCATTTCTTTAGTACCCTTTAACTCTTGGTACGTTAGTGGGTCAAGTTCTTTAACTTCTTTATTAACGGCAAAAGCTACATTAGGAATTATATGGTATAAGCCTTTGTCATCATCCCAAACAATCTTGATGTAGGCTGAGGCACTACCACCGCAGTGTTGTCCAGCATATTTTGAACGTGGAGAATAAAAGCTCTCACTCTCACCAGTGTTTTTGAGATGTCTGGAATCCTCAAATTCTATCTTGAGAAAACACGCTTGTTTCTTTGACTGTTGGCAACTTTCCTCATATGTGCGAATCTTCCTAGCAAATACTTCGCTATTCTTCCATAACCCAATACTATATCCAGCTTCTTCGATAACTGGTTTAATTTCGTCACGAAGTTCTATAAGAGCCTCACGTTGGCGTTGGAGTTTTTCTTTTGCCAACATCTCTTTATGGTTTGACTCAGCTTCCAAGACTGCCATATTATCATCAATCATTTCTTTTAAGTCCATTGTAAATCTCCTAGTTAAAACTTGTTATGCTATCACTATACCATAGTAATCGTCATTTGTCAAGTTATACTTTAGCTTTTTTCCAAAAATGATCCATAATAAATAAAGGAGTCGCAAAAAACAATATAGATATATGAAACGGAAACTGAATAGTCATAGCTAAAGCAATAATAAAAATAACTGGCATATCTCTAATCTTCATCTGGGAAGAACCTATTCCAACAATCATCACAGGTATTACTTAGCATAAGCTCACGCTGTCCTGCGGTTAGGTATGGGAAAGTATCTTGAATAAACTCACCGTTGTGCCAAGCAATATAGTCAGATTCATGAACAGTTATACTTTCTTCATAGTCACAATAGCTACATTCTAGTTCTAATTCTAAATCCAATGGATCAGTCATCTTGTCTTCCTTTCTTTTCGTAATCCCATATTGCATTTGAAAGAAATTTTCTTGTTACTTTATTTCCTTTATCTACTTCTTTATTTATTTTAGTAGCTAAATATATTAGCATGTTGTTATCTATAGTGATACTTCTAAGCATAAGTGTTCCTTCCACCATTGCGGTTCTTCACGACCAGTCCATACGCACTTAAAGCTCCTACGTTTATCTACATTGTAGAAGTGCCTGTAAGCAGATACGCTACATTCTTCTTTGAACTCATCAGGCATACACTGTGGCATTTTTGTCATCTGTGCATCTGGAATGTCCGGTATATTATCTACACACCACTCAATCAGTGCTTGACTTGCATGTACTTTACCATATCTATGTGTATATTCTTCACATAGAGCAAGAGCATGTATGACCATCCACTCATAATTGGCTGTAGTAGTTCTTACCCATATGGTTGATGGGTGGTTGAGATGAGCCTGCTTATAGAATTTTTCTGGACGCTCTGCATCGCTTGGGCACGCATGGTGAGCAGTACAAAGCATCTGTGCAGATTCTAGTATCATTTTGACTACATGCTTGTCACATTGAGATTGTGCTGATTCTACTGGACATTCTGATAGATAAAATATATTCATTCGTCCTCTCCTGATTCTAGATAATCAATAGCTTCATCGGTAGTGCAATAATCATCAGGGTCGGCTAGAAATCCTACTTCATTGACATAGATAAAGTCATCTAAGTCATCCCAGTCTACATTTGGCTTTGTGAAGTATGCGTCCATAGCCTTTGCTACTGCGTCCATGCTATACACGGAGTCTATTACATACTTTAATTTACCAGAAAAGATATAATACTTTGGCATGTTGTCCTCCTACTTTATTTCAATAACCATATCGAGTATATCCTCGATCTCCTTTGGAATCTCCTTCACTGTAACATGTCTATCGGGCTTTGTCAAGCCTTTTCTTGAATCTGTTTTGACAATTTTTGTATTTACTACTTCTGGATCGAACAGTGTGTGTGTTATCTTGATTTGTTTAGCGACAACAATTCTGTAACAATTCTCTTCTCTGTCATAGTAGTGAGTATGCCATTTTCCTTTATATAGATACGGGGACATGCCATTTTTCTTATTTAGCCCGTAATTATCATTGTGCAGAGTAAAGTAATCTATGACTATATAGTCTGAGCCTTGCTTCCAATAGCCTGTTTTAACTCCCTGCTTATACTCAGGAAGTAGAACATTTTTCCTGTACTCCCAAAATATAACTTGGATAAACTGCTTCTTAATTTCTGAAATATCATTTTCGTAAGAAGTGTAGTACTTATGGTTTACCTCTACCATGTCTACATAGTCTATAACGACAAGTTTTTCATCAACTCCGCTATCCAAGAAGGAAAATAACAGAGTTATTAAAACTTTGAACATCAATCTTTGTCTTTATAATATTCTAACTGATCTTCTATTTCCTTTGCATAATTTAAACAGCTGATCCATTTTTCCTCTTGGTTCTCTTTGGTATAAAAGAAATCCGAACCTACCTGTTGTCTTAACCCTTCACAAATAATGTAAACCCTGTAGCAATCATCCTCAATACTATGTACAGGTTTCACTTTCATTTTCCTTCTCCGAAGTATTTTGGTATTTGTTTATCTAATTCTTCTGTTATTTTTGATGTATATAACGATACCAGTAAAGGAACCTTTAGTATCATATCAAAGTGGCTATCGTATACCCTTATCTTACCGGATATAAATCTACCTCCAAAATCAAAATCAAATACAATATCGCCGCCAATATTTTTCTCAACCGTCAGATTCTTAGCACCAAACTCTCCAACCAAGATACGATGAAGTGCCTCCTCAGCTACTTCAGGCACTTGATCGGGAGTTAGGTAATGGTCATAAACTAATGATATAGTTGGCATTATTTTTGCACCATCTCATTCTTATAATAAGTCTTAAACTTCTTATACAGTTTTCTTATTCTATTGAACGCTTCGTCTTCTGTAATTTTACCACCCTCTTCAAGGTTACAAATGATCTCCATATTGATTCTAAAATCAGTAAACGGGTCACGTTCAGATGGTCTAAATTTAATTCTAGTCATATTAGTTTCAATTACCTCGCAATTCAATTCCAATTATATTAATACATCTAATCAGCTATATTAGAAGGGCATATATATTATACACATAAAAGTGGTCATCTTTTGCCAAAATATTATGGATTTGTTAGTCCATTATACAATGTATAGAGTATAGCTCCCCAAACGACCCAACAATATAGTTTTAAGGCAATCTGATCTAACTCTATTTTTTTAGTAGTTTTAAATAACAATCTTTACAATTACCTCTATAAGATATATAACAGCAACACACAGTATACCTATACCTGCGTATATAAACGAATAACCTAATCTAGTATCTTCATCATCCATATGAACCTCGTTCCAGCGCAATAAGTTAATAAAATTTAATATTTGCTCGATATTGGGTGCAAAACCCACTCAAGTACCTAAGAAAGGGTTGATTTTGGGAACCCTTGTTCTCTATTGTAATATATTTTCGGCAGATTGCAAGAGCTTCATTAAGTTTTCTTACAAGTTTCTTTACAAACCGGAAACTTTCTGCTTGCTATTGTTATATAGGTATGGTATTATATAGGTAATCTTTGAAAAGATAAAAGGCCGGAAATTTAACAGCTAAATTAGCCCCTAAATATCTCCACTTTTTTTCACTTTTTGCAGATTTTGTATTTTGGATTGGACAAGTTTCAGAGGTATAATAAAGTACATCTGTGTAATAGGGATTTTATAAGGACTTACCATTGGATAAGCATATAGGATATTATTCATTACTAAAGTTAGTTACATTAGTTTTAATAGTGTTATTAATCTTTAGTGATACTGAGAATAAAGAGTATTACTTCTACTCAGTTGTTATATTGTTCTTAACTTCCCTTGAACATCTTATCTATAGTCTTGTACTAGATAGGAGAGAACATAAGGAAGATAAATTTTATTAAAATAACCAGTTTCATCAATACTGGAGAAAGTATGTTACCCTTCATATCTTTAAATTGATGGAGATACAAAAGGGGCGGCTTCTTTATTGCCGTAAATAGTAAGTTTGTTGTTTCTTAACTATAAAATAAAGTACGTCCAAAAACAACCTAGTCTCATCAGTACTAGATAGAGTAAGTTATGCCGGTTCTTAACTTTAAATTGATGGGATGACAAAACCGGCTTTTATTTTTATTAAAAAAGTTCCGCCTGAGAGTAACTTGGAAATGCTCTCTACACTATATCCAAGTATAGTAGGAACTTTAAAAGTTGCCGCTAGTCATTCGTGACCTGCGGGGTGGTGGTGGGATTTTATACAACTTTTTAATACTCCTGAATTTCAAAAACTCAAGAAACTCAGGTGCTATTTGACATTAATAGACGATCAAGCTATTTAGGATAATACATATGAAGAGAATCCGAGTTATTTTAGCTGTACCTTTTATTCTTTTATCTGCTTTATTTAAAATTATATCACTGGGTATATTACCAGCAGAGCATAGGGAAGAAGGAAAGAAAGTTATTTAAGTAAACTCAGGTGCTAATGACCAACAATAGACCATCAATCTAAGTTGGAAAGAACACTTCTCTATTCTCCCCAAAGCTTGTTCATTTCATCAGCTTCTGATTGTACCTTAAGAGCCTTATAGACAATCCAAGCGCCGTGAGCTATATAGCCCTTCTCGATTGTGCTGCGCGCATCTTTTATTTCTTTCAATAATAATTGTGCTAATGCTGGTTGTTCTACTTTAAAATCTCTCCAGAAATCTATTAAGTGAGTAAGAGTACCAGTATCTACATATTGCCTCTCTATATCATGAGCAATAACATCTATTACTTCTTTAGCTACTGTAGGTAATTTAGACAAACCGCTTCTCCTTATTTATCTTGATCTGTACTTTATTATACCCCTAAACTCGCGTGCTAATGAACACAAATAGAACATCAAGCTAGCTTGGAAAAAACATTCCAGCTAAAACTCGCGTGCTATCTTAAAACAATAAACCGATGAAGCTATCTCGGATAGGACAAAGCAAGACCCTCCAGATATTCATAATGATAATGAGACTCAGTATCAATAAGCCAACCCCTCCGATAGGTGGTTAGGGCTAATTACCCCATACACCCCATCAGAAGGGTCTTATTTATTTTATTTTAACTGTTATTTTTAATTGTCGTAACTCCTTATATAGTAAGCACTTACATTATACCATATATATCGGCACAATCAAGGGGTAAATTTAATCTATTTTTGGCACGCTTTGAGCGGGGCCGGATGACCTTATTGAGACACAATCTCATTAAGCAATCAGCCCATAAAAAAAGCCCCACACCGACCTAAGCCGATGCAGGGCAACACAAGGGAGAACCACTAAGCGGTTAACTCCAGAGCAGTATCAAGAGCCTTTTGACTCATGGTCTTATTCTGACCGAACCAAAGCGAGTCCATACGATTATTCTCGTTACGACCTTTGCTATAGTTCAGGTATTCAGTCAGGGCATTATATGCACCCCAATAAGTACCACGCACACCAGCGATATCTGCACCTTTGCCAGTCTCGAACAACTGCGTGACAGTTGCCACGATGTTTTTAGTTCGGGTTGGCAATTCGTCCTCAGACTTTTTGGTATCAGCACCTAGAACAATTTTGATATATTTGTCTAAGTCATCACTATTGATTGAGCGTGAAGCCAGATAGCGGTATTGTTCCGCAGTAGCTTCAAACTCTTGATTAGCGAAGTTCATCACATCACGCATCGACTGCACATTCTGATTAACAAAACGTGAGTGACGCACGCGGATTAACTTCGACGCTTTACAGTCACGCGCTAGCGCTTCTGTATTTGCACACACTACTCGAATGGGAGTAAACCCAAAGTGTACTGCAAGTTTCCCATCGTGCCCGTTGGAAAGTAAAACAAACTTAGCAATCTCGTCACCTGCAACAATTTCACTATTGTTTTGGTTGAGTTGACACAGCACCCAAATGCGTTCACCATTACGCAGTGAACCGGCTGTGTGGATTGCCATCTCTCCAGCATCGACCAGTGGCTCGAAAATTTCGAACGCTTCACGATTCTGTAGAGGTGTCCAGCGCTTACCGACGATGCCCAAAATTCGGTCATCGGATGTGCGATAAGCCGCACGATGAGAAACCTGTTCTCCGTCAGCCGTAAACAACGGCTTTGTATCCACTTCCCAATCTAAGCCAGCCTGCTGGAACGAATCCCAGAAACCAGTCTCACCGTCAATTTGAGTGCCCAAACCGTGCCACGGTGTTGCGCCTGCGAATACCATTTTTTCTACTTGATGAGCCATAATGATTCTCCCTTAATAACTCGTCCTAAAAACTTAACTCTTTTATTATAACATATTTATCGGCTATGTCAAGCCAAAACTTTAATTATTTTTACCACCAACTGGAATAAACTACAGTATATCCTTGCTTGATTGCCGCACGAGCCTCACGAATAAACTCACGGTCTTGCTCTGCATAATGGTCGTCAGCATTACCACCGAAGAAGAAACCTGCTGTTTCCGGCAAAGCCTCATTATCCAGAGATTTTTCCAACGAATCCAAGTCGTCGAGCGTCAATTCTAAATCAACACAATTAAACTCACCACCATTACCTTTGACATGCCATAGGCTTTCCATCCATCCTTGAAGATTAGGATGTTTACGCCAGCAGGCTAGTTCTATATTATCGTTGTAATATTCGAATCCTTCAGCATCAGTAAGTTTTTCTCCACGCCTTGCGATAGCGTATTGGTCTAGTCCCATAATGTTCTCCTTGTTACTAACTTGTTACCCTTTGATTATATAATATATATCGACCAAAGTCAAGTACAAACTTTAATAAATCTCAGACTTTTTTCTTATTGAGACTGAATCTCAACAAGGTGCGGCGGCGGGGGCACTTTGACCTTATTGAGACTGAATCTCATTAACGGTTTTATTGATGAATAATCTCCTCTTGTGAAAACATGTAATCAATGTCTTTTAATCTAAATCCTTTGTCGGTCAAAAATTCTTCAACATTAATCTGCTCATCTTCCAAGCGGAACCTATGACAAGTGCCATTCGGCGGATTTAAGACATAAATATAACAACCATCCATTATTCACTCTCCATTATTAGAAAGAATAGCCGGTCATGAGAACTATATCCCACAACCGGCAATCCTCGAAAGGTTAAGCTACCTCTACTCCGACCATACGGCCATCGTAGAACGCTTTGTGAAAGCCATCCTCTAGCTCAAGCGTTACGAGCTTTTGAGAACGCTCACCTTTGATATTTCCATATCGCAGGGTTTCATGTGACAATGGCTGTTTGCCAATGTCTCGAATCTCTACAACTTTACCGCTGTAGGGTTCCGCTTTACTGGCATAGTCCTTCACAAGAACTCCTTTAACGATTCCAGCATCCGCACCTTTTAAGTAGGTGAAACTAACTTCATTTCCAATTTTCATAACTTCGACCTTTCCTATAGTCAATATCAAAATCTAACTCTGTCCTTCTGAATTCACGATAACAGAAGAACATAACAACAATCAAAACATAGCCTAGAATTTCATAATACAATTTTCACCTCCGTAGTAGACTAAAACCTTTCTCTCATTATACTATATATATCGGCGTTTGTCAAGCCGAAACTTGAAGTTTTTTCCTAGAATAACTACCTTTCCCCTTTAATTCTTTAAGTGCTACCGATGCCTGAGACCCTGCCGGTTGAGTACCGTGAATCAATAAGGCGAAACTATCATCTCGTAACGTCGGCTTTGCCGCGTGTGAATCGTCGTGGTCAATCGCCAAACCTAATTCTTCCGCTTCCGCTTCGCTGAATACAACCTTAGCCGAACGTAAATTGAACTCGTCAATCATATGGTCGTCACGTCCACCGTATGAAGCAGTTAAAACAAAATTCCATATTTCGGGAAACTCACTTATGCCACCTACCCAAAATCGTAGGGACTTAGTATAAGCATAGAATAATGTTCTAGGATTCCTTAGTGCGACTGTGTACCATGCGTGCATGTACTCTCTGCTGAAGAAATCACCCGCAACGTGTATTCGTACAATGCCAGCATCTTTTGGTAATGAGCTGTGAATCAATTCAACCATCTCATCGTAATCTGAATTACGCAACAGGTCAAAATTGTGCTTGCGTGAATTATATACGTTGGTATACTGTACTTCCTGAGAAGCTGAGAAACAACGAAACTCTGTTTTCTTACCATCTTTAATTTTACGTTTACCATCGGGCTGAACTACTGCCTTAGATAAACACTTTTCAGCATATGGGCACGAGTAGCCACTGAGTAAATCTAACGAATAAATTTTACGCTTGTCTGTCAAGTAGTCTGCTAACTCTGAATCGTTTTTGAGTGCTTGCGTTTTGGCATTAGCTTTGCTGAATTTTAACATTGTGTTTCTCCGTGTGTTGTGAACTGTCATACTACCAGTATACTATAAGTATCGGCATAAGTCAAACACAATCTTTAATAAATCCCAAATTATTTTCTTAATGAGACCGAGTCTCAATAAGGTCGCGCGGCGGGGGATTTTTATCCTTAATGAGACCGAATCTCAATAACGATAAAATCAAAGTAGGGTGGGAAGCCATACCACCTGTACCCTACATCGTCTTACCGATGCTGTCCCTATGCCGCTATTTCAATCGCGATGGGGTTTCACCGGACTCACAAGGGCTATGAAGGCTTTAACTGGGCTACTCTGTTTTATCTTTGTATTAAAAATTACCGCCCACGCATTCGCATGACTTACAGGGCGGCAATCCCATCCTAAGACTAGATGTCCAACAGCGTGTTGTACTTAGCCTTAGCCACTCGCTTGATGTAGCGAGGTTGACCAGTGTGCAGAACTCTGCCACTTCGAGCATCAGTAATCTGTGCCCATTGGTCACGGCTACGGTTGGTGGTATTTACTTTGCCTTTAATTTCTACGGCAAAAACATTTCCTTGAACAGCTTTCATAATAACTTCTCCTAGTCTTAGAAAAAAATAGTAAACTTTGTAAAATGGCGTTTTATAGTCCGCCACGACTCACGAAAGGGTTATTCCTCTGTAGCTTCTTCAAGCTCACGTTGAGCTTTTATCGCTTGCTCCTTATCATAATTATCCAAATCCGTGGTCAACTCTTTTGCCAAAGCACGAGCCTTGTCAAGTGGTAGCTGAACATTCAGCTTATACTCTGAGCCATCTGACTCGTAACCGTTGAACTTAAGTTCGACGTTGCCTGACCAACCTGACACATAAGTGTTCAAGTAGACTTCACTTCCGCACTCGACATTTAGTGCATTTGTTTTTTGAATCTTCATTCGATTCTCCCTTAAAAAAACTAACTGTTGAACTCTTTCATTATACTATATTTATCGGCAATGTCAAGCGGAAACTTTAACTTTTTCCTCAAAATATTCCCGAGTAAATATTGCCTCGATGTTTCTCCATCCGTCACCACATGTAAGGTGTGCATACTCTGACCATTCCTGAGCTTCATGATCCTCAGTATCTACGAATGAATCATATTTGTATGGGTTGTATGTAACGTCGAAGCTAATTACCGGAACTGGAACACGGTCGACATAGTAGCCTGACAATCCAGCGTGAACATTCTTCTTCTTCTCTTTTAGTACCTTAGCTCTACCTGCCGGCTGAACCATGTACCTAACGTCCTTTAAGCAAACCTGATTTGTATGCTCTACCACTCGCGTGCCTTGTCTAACACTGAAACACTTGCGATGTAGATTGAAGTAGACGTATACTCGTTTGTTTTTATCTATCATTTTGTCTCCCTTTCTTTCCTTCTAGTATACCATATATATCGGTCATTGTCAAGGGTAAACTTTAATCTTTTTTGGAAAACTCGCGTGCAAACTCGCGTGCTATACCTTTCATAAAACCTGCATCAAGCGAGCTTGGATAAGACAGATAGCACGACTTACTGCGTGACTGACGGTTTCCCTGCTTGACTGACTGCGTGCCGCCTGCCTTACACTTTGATTATATAATAGATATCGGCATATTGCAAGTAAAAACTTTAGAGAAAGTTGAGATATTTCCTTAATGAGAACCAGTCTCAATAAGACCAAATTGCCCCCGCCCCCGACCCTTAATGAGACCGAGTCTCAACAAGAGATTCGTTGTAGTCCCTGCCGGCCCTCGAATATAACCGACAGGGACACCGCACAACGAAAGTTATACCTTAAGCGCTCCCGATTTGAGCATCACCAGAACATCGGCAAGGCTTGGGTTTAGGGTTTCCCCTTTAGTGTTCTCAATGAGAACGTGGTCATTTTTAATCGCCTTGACCGTTCCGGCGATACCCGTTAGGGTGAACTTAACCGGTGTACCGGCTTTCAGAGTTGCAGTAACCATTTATTGGTACTCCTTCATCATTGCCCGAGTTTGTGCGGATCGAGTGCGTTGACGTTTCGGGCGATTGTCCCACGCTCCCGTACCAGTGAAGTGCTGGCGATGACCTGTTGATACTTTAATATCTTCGGCCTTGATAATTAATTTCTTTGTTTTTTTACGCATCGAATAAGTCCTCTAATTCCTTAGCTTCGACTTCAGCCTTTGCCATTTCATAAGTCATAAACATTGCTGAACTAATAACCGTGGCTTGTGCCATTAACGAAGACATGTCGTCCTCATCTTCTACCGTAAGCCGTGCCAGATTAGCGGCTAGGTGTGTAAGCGTGTCGCCTACTTCCTCATGATTGCTGATAAACTCACCGCAGTATTCCATTGGGTCAGACTGCATTGCTTTTTCGACTACCGCCAGCATTGTTTCTTCTTTGATTTTTAGACTCATAATTTTTTCCTTGTGTGGTTCGGGATTCAGTGGCTCTTAACCTTAGCAACGTCGCTCCAGTTCCCTTGTGTTATGCTTTCATTCTACAATATATATCGGCATTAGTCAAGGTCTATGTCCATGATTTCCGCAAATACCTGCTGATTTTTATACAGCTTTGCATTGTTTTCTTTGTACCGGATTTCACGACCAGCGGCAACGTCATCGGCATAGCTCTGGATAATTCCGGTACGGATGTCACCTTTAACTTCACGAGGATCGACATCAACGACACTTTCCTCAACCTGCCGATTGAGACGCTTCAGAGTACGCCCACCTTCACGGTCGTCGTGGAATTCTTCCGGCAAGTGTTCGTTTGGAATCCATAGACATTCCATGATAGCGGCGTCTAGTTCAGCAAGCATTTTTTTAGTTGTTTCGTTCATAGTGAACTCCTTTGTTGTTGTTTTGTATACTACGATTTTACCATACGTTGGTAGCAATGTCAAATTAATTCCGTTAAATTACTTTAACTTTCCAGACTTTTCCTGAGTAGTCCATGTAATTATCGCCGTCGCTGTAGACAGTAACACCACCACCATAACCGTATGATCTAGGCTGATCCTGTGCGTCGTCGTCCTGAACAGGATACCAACGATCACCGCAACAATCGCAATCAACACCATCGGCTACACCGTTGAAGTAGATACCGTTGTCCTGTGCAATGCTGTTAGCATCGGCGGCATTATCTGCCTGAACAAATACCAACGGAGTCCCGACGAAGTGACCGAACGAATTGTTCTGTCTGAATTTGAAGTAGCTCATCTTATTTCCTTTCGTTTAAGATAACCCTATTATACCATAAAGTATGCCGATTGTCAAGAGTAAAACAGAATTATTTACAAAGTTTATTGTAAAACTTCTGCCCCTAAAAAACCAACCAAGCAAGCACCAATCAATAATAATAAGAATGTCATATGTTCTCCTTTCCATTCTATTATATATTATCGGCACGTACAACCCCAAACCTTTAGAGATTCCAGAAAAATAACTAACTTTTTCCTTATTGAGATTCAGTCTCAACAAGACCGGTCGGCGGGGGCTCACTGAATTTTTATAGGCTCAGCATCAGCCAGATCAGCCACCCAGATAATCCGACACAACCCAAGATGAACAGCGTACAACCGGCATACATGAATAAATCAAACTTACTCAGAATCATTCTTCAAACCCCAAATCTTCCCAATCAACTTCAACCAACATACCATCATGCACGCCAAAATCCTTAGAGGCTTCTGACGGGTTAACCACTCTGCAGAGTAACGGGCCACTACCCGAACGTGGATGGCTTTCAATCTTTACTCGCTGCCCTTCTTCCAGTAGCGCAAACTTTTTGTTTCCATACTGGTCATAGAAACGGCGCTCTTTAATTATTCTTAATTCACTCATTCTCAATTTCCTTTCAGTGATTCACACCACTTGCTAAATACTTCACGAGCCTCTGCCCTATCTAGGCCAAACGCATATTCTAATTCTCTCGGCGCTCCCATCATATTCATGGAACCGCTGTCTCGTAGATCTTCTAGGAATTCAAAATACTTTTGCATGTCTATTCTCCTGTTACCTGATACTTGTGTCCGTTGTCTAGTGTGATTGTTCCACCGAAGAACTCCCACATAATTTTTGACTTCATCGCTTCACGATTTAATCTTTCCAGCTCCGGCAAATCTTTTTGCACTTGTTCCGGCGTGCAATCTGTTTGTAAAATTCTCATTAAAATTCCTCTTCTATCTCAATAGTTAATTCGTCATCATGTAGCGAACCGCATACACCAGTTTCAGACCATGATAAACTGAACAAGGCGTTACCCTCTGCGTCTCTCAGGGTTAGGCTTCTCACAGAATTCCATAGTGCGCCATCTTCATCGGCACACATTTTTAGCGTTTCGTTTTTCATTTCGAACGCCTGAACTCCGTCATTGTCGAACAACTCTAAGCCGTCTCTGGCTCTTGCATTTGCAATTATCATAATTTTCCTTTCGTTTCGTTTAGTTTCTATACTAAGATTTTAACATAACATCTAGCCAATGTCAAACCTTTTTTCTAAAAACCTTCGAGACCGTGCAAGTCGTGCAGCATGTCCCAATGGTCACAAGCAGCGTTCCAATCTTCAGCGGAAACCTCTTCCACTTGTTCCAAATCTTCATTGCTAGGTTCGTTAACCATGCGTTTCTCCTTTATTCGTTTATAGGTTTCAGTAGGACTTAGATAATTTAGTTCTTCTGCTGTCATCTCTGGCTTGTAAACTTCATCGTTCCACGGGTCTTGGTTTAGTCTGTAGTAATTTCGTTTAGACATTTTTTTTTATTCTCCTTTTGTACCGTACGTTTCAAAGTATCGCCGAGTTGCATCTACTCTAGCTTGTGGAACTTCTTCCACTGTGACAACTTCCCACTGTACTAGGCGATTATATTTGAACATAGTTTCACCATGCTCATTCTGCACTAGACTATTAGCGCTTACCATAAGAAAGGTTTCTTCTCGGCCAGTTTTTGGATGAACTGCTGTTACATCGTATTGTTTCATTTTCAATTTCCTTTGTGTTGTCTTGTATATATATATTATCGTCTAAGGGTGTGACACGGTTGGTCACTCAAACGTATTTTCCTACAATTTTTTTCCACTTTTTCATGACATAATCGTAGTTCCCCTGACATTCAACGCTACCCATAGCCGAGCCGGTTGAACCAACCCAGCTAGTGATTGCGTACTTGCCTAGCCGATTGCATCGTACTAAGTGACGCGTGCCGGTTGGGGTTTCTTTTGTCATTCTGATTTCGTATGCGACGTATGCCATTCTATTACCTTTCGTTCTCGTTTTCGTTATGACCCTATTATACCATAAATAACGGTATTTGTCAAGAGCAGTATCAACCTTTTTTCAATTTAAAGGTCTTTTTTTTCTTCTGTGTTTGCTTCAGCGTGCCGGCTGATAAGCATCCTGTGAATATATCCGCAAAGCGTTTCTTGCTCGCGTTGTGCATTGCTATTGCTTTTTTTCTGTTGTTCATCATTTCCTTAACTCCTTATATATATATTATCGCATATGGTCGTGACACGTTAGGTCACTCATAAGACATTTTCTCAAAATAATATAATCTTTTTTAGCTTATTGAGATTCAGTCTCATTAAGACGAGATCGCCCCCGTTTTTCGACCTTATTGAGATCGAGTCTCATTAAGAAAAGAGTTACCCTGCCGACTGGAAAAAGGAATAACCAGCCGACAGAGTAGCACAACCTATGTATTATTATTTTAGACCCAATAATCAGGGTCATCGTGCGTCATGAATCCAAACGGTGCATCTTGCTCCGCTAGCCATTCGCTAACCTCTTCCTTAGTCGCAGGAGTCACCCAACCAGCATGAATATCGGCCTGTTCACACTCGTCATTAGCCGCATCCCACTCAGCTTCATGCTGTTCGGCTTCCCATTGAGCTTGTGCAATTTGCAGGTCATGCTCGTCAAGCTCATCCCCGTAATCATCGTAGGTAGCACGCTGCTCCTGAATTTCGTTGTAACGGTCAGCGTCGTGAAGTTCAGCGTTGAAAAGATTGTCGCTCATAGTGAGACTCCTGAAAAAGTGTTGTTTGTTATGACTTGATTATACTATAAGTATCGGCAGATGTCAATAGGAAACTTTAGAAAAAATCGCAAGAATCACAATCGACAACGC